ATCTTTAATGACAAGCAAATATGAATATACAGTTATATTTGAAGATGACTTTAATATTATTAATACTAATTTTATAGAAGAACTTAATAATATTATAAATAACCTTAAAAATACTGATTTTGATATAGTATTTTTAGGTAATTTAAATGATAATCACGGATCAAATTATAAAGATAATATTTATAATATTGATAAAAATAATATTATGTGGGGCACACATGCCTATTTAGTAAATAATAAAAATATAAATAAAATTTATACAAATTTATTACTTTTAGATGATGCTATTGATAGTAAATATAAACAATTATATAATGATAATAAATTAAATAATTATGTTATTTATCCAATAATAGTTAGTATAATTAATGATAAATCAACAATACAAAAAGATACATTTTATTATAATAAATAATCTAATTATTTTAATGATTTTAAAAATTCGTTGTGTGTTTCATCATTTATCGGTAGATAAATATATTTTGCATTTTTTGGTTTAAATACAGCTTCCCAACTTCTTTCAAAATAATGTCCTACTTCTGGATTTGAACTGGTACTTAATTCTGAATATAAATTTTCATAATATGATTTAGGATGTTGTAATATATCATTTTTTGAAATTCCAATAATACCAAAATAAGATATATAAGTACTATGATAATCGCCAAATTTATTTTCATACCATAAACCAAATGGTCTAATAGCACTTAATTCTAATTTAGATTCGGGATTTAACATTTTATTATTATCATCTGATGATTGATATTCATCTAATTTAAAATTATATAAATCATTTTGTATATTATCATATTTTTCTCCTACAAATACTGTATCATTATATTTTTCTAGCTCTTCAATTAATATTTTTGCTCTAGTATATTTATGTTTAATATTAACTGAACCAGGTAAAAATACTGTTATATTTGCTAGTTTATCATAATTATTAATTATATAATATAAATAAGTTCCACTCTCTCTACCAACATTATCTAATTTAACAATATTTTTTGTTAAATTATTTATAGTAAAATATTCATTGACACCTTTATTATAAATTATATTTAAATAATTTTTAAATAAATCATTATTAATCCATGATAAATTCTCATTATATCTAGATATTACTAATTCAATATTATTTATATTAATATCAGTAAAATTATCATTAGTAAAAAATAACATATATAATATACATATATATAAAAATATTATTATTAACATTTTTATAAATATATTGGTTTTTGATGTATATAGGTATATTTTTAACAGATAATTAATAATGTATATATTTTGCATTTTTAGGTTTAAATACAGCTTCCCAACTTCTTTCAATATAATGTCCTACCTCTGGATTTGAACTATTACTTAATTCTGAGTATAAATTTTCATAATATGATTTAGGATGTTGTAATATATCATTTTTTGAAATTCCAATAATACCTTCATAAGATATATAAGTACTATGATAATCGCCAAATTTATTTTCATACCATAAACCAAATGGTCTAATAGCACTTAATTCTAATTTAGATTCGGGATTTAACATTTTATTATTATCATCTGATGTTACCCAATCATCTAATTTAAAATTATATAAATCATTTTTTACATTATTATATTTAGCACCAACAAATACTGTATCGTTATATTTTTCTAGCTCTTCAATTAATATTTTTGTTTTAGTATATTTATTTTTAATATTAACTGAACCAGGTAAAAATACTGTTATATTTGCTAGTTTATCATAATTATTAATTATATGATATAAATAAGTTCCATCACATTTACCTAAATTATCTAATTTAACAATATTTTTTGTTAAATTATTTATAGTAAAATATCCATTGACACCTTTATTATAAATTATATTTGGATGATTTTTAAATAAATCATCATTAATCCAAGATAAATTTTCATTATATCTAGCTATTACTAATTCAATATTATTATTTATATTATTATTTATATTAGTATCAGTAAAATTATCATTAGTAAAAAATAACATATATAATATACATATACATAAAAATATTATTATTAACATTAATATAGTGTATAAATTAATATTATTATTTATAAAAAATATATACTATTATTACTATTACTATTAATAATATATATAACATTGTATTATCACTAGTATTTATATTTTCATAACCTTCAATCATTTTATTATTTTTATTGGCGGAAACAGGAACATTAGAATTAGTAGAAACAGGAATATTAGAATTAGTAGAAACATGAACATTAGAATTAATTGTATCAGGAACATCAGAACCTGTAATTACTTGAACATCAGAACCTGTAATTACTTGAACATCAGAACCAAATGTATTATTAAAAGAATGTTCTGAACTAATTAATCTAAGTTCTTCATTTAAATGATATATTTTAATATCTTTGTATATTTTTGATAATTCACTATCAAGTTGTAAATTTATTGGAAACATACCTATTAATTTTTTTACAATACGTTTATCAACTATATAACCGGTAGTACCAAAAACAGTATCAGTTGGTATTTTATAATAATTATTTTGTTTTTTTGTAGTTTTGGATTCATGATAACCAACATATAATAAATCATAATCAGGTATATGAGTTAAATATTCAGTTAATTTTTCATTAAAATTATCATCAATATATATATCATCTTCTAAAATTAATACTTTCTGATGATTACCATTTAAAATAGTTATCCATGCATCACGGTGAGATAAAGCACAACCTACAGAACCACGGGTCATATATGAACCAGGTGCAAATTTAAATTGTTTAGTATTATTAGCTTCTGCAAATGCCCGTGCACTAAAATATGGTTTTACCATTTCTAAATTTAAATTTCTTCCATTAATAGCATTAATACGTTCTACTTCCCCAGTCCAATTAATTTTTTTTATTTGGTCTTGTATATGGGTATTACGGTCTTTTCTGTGTTCTAAATTTATATATAATATTTTAGTAAACATTATATATAACTAGATAAAATTAAATAATTAAAGATATATTATATATATATATATGTAATGAATGAAGAATTAAAAGAAAAATTAATTAATATTAAATATAATGATATTGAACAATTTAATCTTATTGGATTAAAAACAATTGGTAAGATTGTTGATTTATATGATGGTGATACTTGTAGAATTATTTTAGTATTTCATAATATGTTATATAAATTTAATTGTAGAATAGCAGGTTTAGATACTCCTGAAATGAAACCTTTATTAACTAAATTAAACAGAGATATTGAAATTATTAACGCTCATAAATGTAGAAATAAATTATTAAATTTAACAACTAATTGTGTTTGTGCAGATGACATTATTATGAAAAAAAATGAATGTAAAAAATTATTAGAAAATAATACAAAATTAATTAATATTGAATGTTTTGAATTTGATAAATATGGACGTTTATTAGTTAAAATATTTAATGATGAAAAATCAAATAAATCAATAAATGATATTTTAATTGAAGAAGGATTTGCTAAAAAATATGATGGTGGAAAAAAAGATACTTTTACTTATTAATTTCTAAAATTTTATCAGCTACTGTATCCCAACTCATAATAGTTGATGATTTTTTAAAAACATCTCTTAATATATCTAAATGTTTAAGATTTTTTGTTAAATTTACAATATTAATTGCTATATTTTTCATTAATTCAGTATCATTTTCTTTTAATTCAAAATGTATTCCTTCCCTTTCAGCAAATATACCAAAATTTGATATTAATGGAATACAACCGGTTATTAAACTTTCCCGTATACTAATACAATCTATCTCAGCGATTGTATTAGTTATATATAATTGAAAACTACTCATATATTTTTCTCTTATTACCATTTCAATAGATTGACGTCCATGATCAATTACCCCTGGAAATCCTGTTAATATTTTTAATTGATTTTTTAAATTTTCATCAGTAAACATTTCCATACCATAATATAAATGTAATTCTGCCCTAGGTTCTATTTGTTTTATAATATACCATATATTAGGAATAATATGTGGTAATCCTCTAGTATAATAACTAACATAACAAAATCTAAATGGATTCCTTTTTACATTATCCCAATTATTTAAAAACTTTTCAACTAAAATACCATTATGTATAACTTCATAACAATTACTTTTTAATGAAACTTTAAAATAATCATTAAATGCTTTGACGTGATAATTACTTTTAAATAATATTTTTGTAATTTTATTTCCATATTTTTTATAACACGTTATTAATTGTTCTTGATCTGCAAAATTATCGTGTAAATCCCAATATATATTTTTAGCTTTCAAATCAAATGGGGCGCCAGAAAAAAACCCATTTGATCTCCATAATATAATAGTATTAAATGTATGATTAAATGGTAAGGTTCGCCAATTTTTATATTCTACATTATTATGGTTCAATTCATTTTTTTTTCCTACTAAAATATCACTATAAACAGCTACTTTTAATCCTTTCTTAGCCCAACTCTCACTCAAATTTAATATTGCTTGTTCTGATCCTCCTAATGATTTATCTAATGGTGACCATGATGTTCCAAATCCACCAGTATAATAAACAATATCATATTCTGAATTTTCTTTTTTATAAAATAATGATTGCATATTATTAAATATTGCTACTGGTATATAAGATGTTATAGGATGATCGGTAACCTCATATAAAGTTGGATTTATTCCATATGAACCTCCAATACAAATTTCTCTTTTATTAAAAGTATTAAAATCATGACTCGATACTATAATACATTTTTTTGAAATTAATTGTACCATTGGTTCAATGTAATCATTTGTAAAACTTTTTTCTTCTGCCATATCTAAACCTGATTGATGACTATGATTTTTAAGATATTCTTTTTTAAAAGCCATACAATTATTAGTTGAATGTTTAGGATGAAAACCCTTAAATTTATATAATTTACCCATAAAATATTCATATAAATAAATATCAGTACATCCAGCTAATAATGCCGATGAATTCTCTAAACTTTCTACTGCATGTGATACCCTTTCTGCCGGATAAAAATCATCATCATCCATACATACAATAATATCGCCTTTACACGTTGTGTTACCTAAATTCCTAAGATCACTTAATTTTTTACCGGTATATTCAATATATATTATTTCTAATTTATCTAAATTTGCTGGTTTATTATTTTTATGTAAATTAATTAATTCATTTACTAATAATTTATTTTTATCTCCATCATCCTGATTTTTTGAACCTTCTACAATGACCCATTCAATTATATTTTTATAAGTTTGTAATTGTATTAACTTATATAAATTTTTTAAACATTCACTACGAACTAACTGACTGACTGTTATTATAGATGCATATAAATGCTTCTTTATAATTTTTGTCTTTTTAGTAGTATCCATTTATATAAAACTTATATAAATCTTTAAATAAATAGTTAATAAAAATTGATAATAATATTAATTAATAATTATACTATTTATTTATTATTATGAATAGCTATAAGAGTATAACAATGGAAAATGGGGATATTTTATTGGAAAAAACCATTATTAATACTAATGGTTTTACAATAATTTATAAAGAAAATGGGGATATATTATTGGAAAAAATAAAATGTATTACTATTACAAAATTAGAAGATATAACTAGTGATTATAATTTTAATTTTTCTAATATATTAAATTGTAATATAAATAATATAAATATTACAAAATTAAAATATAAGACAATATGTAAGTATATATATAATATAATTAATGATGGTTCTATAATTATAAAAAAAACAAAATTAAATATAAAAACAATTATTAAAACAGATAATGGTTTTATATATTATAGTAAGTTAGGAATATCAGTTC